TTATAGATTGGTTATACTTTTCAATGACTTTAATTGCCTTGTCATCGAACACTACATAGCATCGTCCATCTTGCTCACCAACATAAGTAATACCTTTAACACCATACTTATTAAGATGTTCTGACGCTTGTTTTGCACTACCTAGTGCTTTAGATAATGCCAGATAAAAATCTCTACCATTTATGCCACTGTCATTTAACAGTGAAGAGAAATCTTTTTTATACTTACCCCAATATGTATCCCTATACCTTTGTTTAGTCATGCCAAATTCTTTAAAAGCATTAAACCACATAGTATCTAGTTGATTTTTTATATCTTTTATACTATTGGGGTTTTCTTTTAATGCCTTTAAATCAATATTATATTTTTCGGACAATCTATTTAGGTTTCTTTGTGTAATCTTGTTAAGATCTTCTTTAAGAAATTTATCAAGGTATTCATCTTTGAGTAAACGGTATTCATTATCTAGTTGTTCAAACTTACTTCCTAACTCATCAATTTCTTTTTTTGCATAATGGTTAAATAAAGGGCTGTTTGTATATTCGTTGATAAATACTTCTTTTTCTTGTTCTGGCAATGCATTAATTGCTGCATTTAGATTTTGTTTTGTTTCTTTACTTAAAATATTTAATGATTGTTGTTCATCAATCATTTCTTTAGTATCTGGCACATCAACTTTAAATAATGTGCCTTTATCAACGTCATGGATTAAGGATAATTCACGTCTATATAAATCAGACACTTTCTTATCTTTAGCAAAATACAAACCCCAACCATGTACTTGGTTGCCCTCACCAGTACCAATAGCACCTAAATCAAATGTGTCAAAGTCATGTGGTGAACCATGCCATGCTGATTGATAAAAAATATTACTATTTGCGTTTCTGTAGTTGCTTAAATCATTTTCATTTGGTATACTTTTATTAAAGTAACCACTAGATTGGTTTACTTGGTAAGGCAATTGGAGCCCGTTCCTTGTAAACCATCTAGTGGTTTTTTGTTCGTTTATATAGAGTGGTGGATTGTTTTTATCTGCAAAATTATTATAAAACCATGTATTTGCACTAGCATTATCTTTAGGGTAAAAAGATTTTATTCTATTAATTGTAATATTATTTGCAACACTAGCTGATAATTCCAAAGCAACAATACTTTGCTTTTTGTTACTATCTGTAATTTCTGTCATAACCACAATCGAACCATTAACTGTTTTAGATGGGAAAATTGCAATCGGGTCTACCAATGCACTAGGTAATTGTTTCCACATTTTGTTAGTAACTGTCTTATGTTGATTGTTTTTGCCAGCACCTGTTTTCATATCAAAATATTTAGAAACATACATTTTGATTGGCAAATCCTTAACACCTACGAGTTGCAGTACAGCTGGAGTGTCCATAACTCTAATTAAATCAGATCTTTTATAAGATGAAATATTATCTATAATTCTACTCCACTTTTTCTTATCAATACTTAATTTAAGTCTTGCATCTTGATCTAATTGATTATACCCTTTTTGGTTTTCTAAAACTGCATTCATGTTGATACGCACGCTATCACGGAAATAATCCATAGCAGTATAACCACCACGGCCCATTTGTCGCATGTATTGTGCCATTACATCAGCATGTTGTGCCATGAGCAATGCATTGGCTTCTGCCGTATCACGTTGTTTACGATCAACAGTTGCATCGCTCATTATGGATTTTAAAGACTGATACACTTCATATCCGGATTTGGATAATTGCATACGTAAGGCGATATCATTATCTGCAAGTTCAAATAGCTTATCTCGCATAGATTCTAACGATTCAATCTGTTTAAGTGTATGCTCCATATCAGCATAATGGGCACCTGCTTGATTAAGTGATTCCGGATTATCCGCTAATGCACGTTGAGTTCGAGCAAGGCTAGATTGATATGCCATTCGTCTGCGCTCAGAATTAGAACGTGGTATTTTGCTATCACCTAACCATGTAGGATTTACCCCGCTAGTACGTGCCGTTTCTAAATCCGTATCCATAGCATCGAAATCACTTGTATATTGTTCCCGGTACTGTTCAGTAAGTTCATTATACACATTATTAAACGTTTGTTTAATATGTGTCGGATCCGCAAGAACCACATCGAGCATTTCTTTATCTACATCAGATACTTCATCAAAGTAGCTACGAATAATATCATCCTTAACATGTTTTGCACGTTTTTCAGTATCATCTTTAACAAGGTCTTTCATAGCATGGACTTCTTCTTTTGCACGTTCAAGTGTTTTCATAGAAAGACCACCACGTGTAAAGTAAGAGGATTCTTCTAATGCCTTAACAGTTTCTTCAGATAAGCCACCACTTAATTGCGCATAAGACCCGATAGGAATTTCAATCGGAGCATCAGCCGTAATCGCCTTAGATACATCCTCTTGTGTTCCCATTCCAGCATCTATCACATTACGCATCGCCGCTTGACCTTCCTCGGTTTCAGCCATTTCATTGACATTAATATAAGCGGTAGATACGCCTATATTATCCCCCTGAGCTTGTACGATTTTTCCATACAACTCAGGGTTTTCTTTTGCCAAATTGTTAGCGGCAGCATCGTTTTTAAGGTTCTGCATAATAACATGTCCATTACGATTTTGTTCTTCCATAACAGCCATGTGCTGTTCTTCTGGGGATAACTTTTGAAAATCCTTGAAGGCTTTCATGGTGCGTACACCGCTAATACCGCCACCAATCATACCAAACCCAACAACAGCCGGTAATGCTTGCCACATAGCTTCACCTGCGCCAACAAACATATCGCCTGCAGAATATGGACCCTCTTGATCATTCGATTTACGCCATAAGTTGTGTTGCAGCTTTTCGTTGACGTCTTGCAAGCCTTCCTCAAATAACTCTGGAGCGCCAGCTTTAATGGAAGACTTAGCCACTTGTGCAGCAGTTACGCCAATACCACGATTAAATGTCTCAGCTGCATTAGTAGTTCCTCTTGAAATGGCACTAGCAAGTGCGGACTTAGGAGCGATTTTAGTTGCTGCTTTACCGATTGTACGAGTTGCCACAAATTCAATGCTGGCATCGATAGCCGCAAATGACATGGCATACTCTTTTGCTTCTTCATTGGAATATACTCGATTACCTTTTTGGTCACGTTTACCAATCAATTCAAGATATTTATTGCCAAATGACATCTTATACATCTCGTATGCCATATCAGCAGAACCTAACCATTTAGCGCCAGTCATTGCAGTAGGTAAAGCAGCAGAGCCACCACTAACTACACCGCCACCAATACCGCCAATTATACCGCCTACAATAGCACCTGTACCGCCTTGTTTACCCATCATATAGATTTGACTAGCAGTTGAACCCAATACCTCTTGTAAAGGACTGCCACCATCTGGACGTCTATAATTTTGCAAGTTATTTTGTAATCGATTAACTTCAGCCGTTAATTCGCTAATCTTTTGTGGGTCAGATTCATAAGCTAAGGCAAAACCAACATCACCTAATTTCATTTGGTCATTCATTGCCCAAATACTTTGTTGCAAAGCATCAAACACACCTTTGGTATTTTTGATTGATTCGATATTATTTAATGCTTGAATGCCTTCTGCTTGCGAACCATATTTTACTTTATAAAGTTCTGGAAACTCATCATAAATATCTTGTAAAACTTGGCCACGTTCTGCACGCCTAGATAAATAATCAGCACGTTCAAAGGCTCTATCATCGCCAAACATGACTGTATCTGCACCAATATTTAAAGTCTTAGCAATTCGCAAAGCTTCATTAGCACGTAATTGATCATTGTTATATAAAAATAATCGGTCTGTGTTACTAACAAAACTAGCAGGCAAAGCATTAGGTAAAGATTGTCCTAGTTGACCTATCGCTTGAAATGCATTACCTTGCTGCCCGAATGGAGAAATCGTTTCCGTCCCATCTGCATTTTTAATGCTAGTAGGAGTATTGGCAATTGTAGATAATGCATCCGCTGTGCTTTTAGCAATATTTGATACAGTTTCTATTCCTGAACCGATAGCTTGCCCAACTGGTGTTAAACCACCTACTGGACTAGACTGTATGCCGGCATTAGCCGTAAAGGAACGTGGGCCTTGTCCGTATCCATGTATTAACGCTTGAAATTCCTCACGTTCTTTTTGATTAATATCAGCCATTTGTATATCTCCGTTGTAATGCATTATATTCTGATTCATAAATGTCTTGAGTGGAGCCATCACGATATGTTACTCGGATATAATGATTTCCTACAGGTTCAACATGAACGATACCAATAGCTTGGTTACTTGCACCGCTTATTGTAGAGGAATAATCGTCTCCGTCACCAAAGAATGGTTTACTTGTACTACGTAATGTACTTGTTGCGACTGCAGCATCGAAGATTTCATCTTTTTCCGCATCTGTAGGTGGTCTATGATGTTTAACCTTAAATTCCTCAATACGTCCAGCCATTTCTTGTTTAACACCATATTTAAAACTGCCTGCCAATGTTTTGTCTTCAGGCATAACTGTAGAAAGTTTATATTCATATGGTGTCAAGTCAATATTACTAGCCTTTTTGTTGTTATCATCAATTTCAAGTAATGATGCATCAAGTTCATCATCCATTACTTTATTAGGCAACACACGTTCAGCATATGCCCGAGTTTGTTCATATGTATGAGATTTTGCATATTGCTTGATACCCCATTTTTCTTGAGGTGTCATTTTCAAGCTCTTCTCATAGATTTTATCTAGCTTAGGACGTTCACTCGCCATTTTTCCACTCCAGTATTCTTGCTCTTCAGGAGTTGTGGCACCTGCCAATTGAACCTGTGCATATTGGAATGCACCGCTTACATCGCCATTGGCTATCTTTTGATTTAAGACTGTTTGACCTGCTTGTAAGCGATCATTAATAGCAATCTTTCTAGTTTGTTCTTGCAACGTAAAATAATTTTTATATGCCGCCCTAGCTTCATCCTCAGCTTTCTTAATTTGGTCTTCGGAATACTTAGGGCTGCCGCCGCTAGACATTGGGGCATTTCTCATTAAGCTCTTATAATGTTCTGCGCTTGCCGTATAATATCCACCAGCTTTTAATTTATCAGCATATTCATCTATAGATTGTGCATTGATAGCATTATTAGGAATGATATATCCTTTCATCCAATCATCAACAAACTCTTCATCAGAATTGTACATTTTATAATAATTTGTACCACCATCAGTCTGTTTGTTTTCTTCACCATTTGGTTCAACCTGTGTTAAACCTGCGTAATTGTGATTTTCTCTAGCAAGCCTGCTTAATTCACCGCCAACTGTACCTTCTGCATATAATTGTCGATATGCGATTTCAGTATTAATACCATATTTTTTATTAGCATAAACAGCCATATCCCATAACTGTTTGTTTTGACCAACACCACCTTTAATGGCTTCTTCGTTTTCAGTTTCCATCTTGGCTCTAACATACATGGCAGCACTGCTCATTCCTGAGTTTAAATCATGTCCATACATCTGATACAACTTAGCATGTGTATTATCATCATTAACTAATTTATTAATGTTCATTTGACTGGACATTTTTTTATATGGCGTTAGCACATCTTCACTAACAACACCACTTAATGAAGTCAATAAATTTTCAACTTTCGTTGAATCATTTTCTGCCACGGATCTATCAAGTAAATACTTTCCTGTTTGGTCTGTATTAGCACGGATTTTTTCATTAATCTGCTCATCATCTAGTCCCAATTCTTTACCAGTAGACCGATACAAATCACCCATTAATGTAATTGTTTTCATTTGGTCAGCCATGTTGTCAGAACGAATAGCAGAATCACGAAGATTTGTAATTTGATTTTGCGTAGCTGTACTTAACGCCGTTTCATATTGACCTCTTGAATATTTGGATATGTTATTGTAATCAGTTGTCTTAGATGTTTCAACGGCTTTTATAAATGCATTAACAGCATCATTGGTTCTAAATTTATATTTATCCAAGATTTTACGTTGTATTTTATCAACACCAGCATTATAGTCAGGCAATATAGATTGAGCATTCATTCCTTTACGATTCATCAGCCCGTCTTTATCATCATTCAACAGTTGGTTAGTACTATTATTGAACTCATTAATAGCATTGGTTACATCGATGTAATCTTTTCGTTTGTCAATTTCCATCCATGTATTTGTTGCATCTTGTAAGGCTTTACTCATAGCATTTAAGCCACTTACATTACCACCATATGCCGTTTCATTACTAGAAGCCTGTGTGCTACCTTGAATTGTATTTAATTTTTGGGTTGGATCATAATTAACAAATTTCATATCCTACCTCATTTTATAATCACGCTTAACAGTCACTACCGGACCCCTATCTGTATACCCTACAGGGTCACCACCATATGTAGTCTTCATCTTGCCACCTGCGTATTGTTGTTTAATACCATACATAGATGATGCGGCGCCAAGAATACTACTTACCATTGCCAAATTGCCTTGACGTCGTGCATTTTTAGCGGAAGCATGTGCGGCATTAGCTTCATTCTGATAGTTCATACCATTTAAATACTCATTGTAAATGGCATTATTCTTATTCTGTTCCCAGTTGTATATGTCTTTGTTGTATTCATCATAACTAGATGCCATCAATTGTAATGGGGACCCTGCCATTTGCAATCCGCTTGCCCCTGCTTCAGCCGCATTCGTTCCG